CGTCGAACGACGGGACTCAGGGCTACGAGCAGCACAGTTCTTGGCTCAACACAGCGACGCTCCCGCCAAAAATATATTCCTGCCTGGACGCCTCTACTGGAGCGGCTGTTTGGCGGCGGAATAACAACGTCAAGAACAACGTCAGCGCCTCGACGCCGAACGTCAATGACGACGAGACCCAGGGCTACGAAGTCGGATCCCTATGGTTCGACACAATCGACAATGAGGTCTACGTCGCCACGAGTGTCGTGACTGGCGCAGCCAAGTGGAAGCTGTCAACCGTCTCCGGTGGAGGATCGCTCAACAACCCCGGCGAGTTCATGTTCGGGACGCTGCTGGACTATCCGTCTCCTGGCAACGTCTCGGCGGGCACGGTGTTCTTCCTGCGCTTGAAGTTCCCCGCTGGCGTCGTGTTCAGCGACATGCGGACGTTCATTGACTCGGGCGGCACCGCAGCACGATCCATTCGCATGGGGATCTACGCGCAGACGACGCCCTCCGACAAGAACGGAGTCCCCAACACGAGGGTCGCCCAGACCGCCGCGACAGTCACTACGGGACAGAGCGGACTCTTTATGACGGTGCCCTTGATCGGAGGGGACTACACGGTCCCCGCGACGGGCTTCTACTGGCTCGCCGTAGTCTCGGATTCGACGAGCCTCAAGTTCGCCGTGACCGCTGCGTCACGCGCCAACTTCCTCCCGGTGCGCCAGGAATCCGGGGCTGGAGCCACGCTTCCGGCGACGACCGGGACGCTCACGAATCCAATCTCGGCGGTCCTCTACATCGCAGCCGTGGAGGCATAGCGTGTCGGTCAACAGACAGGGAATCTTCGACTACCCATTTATGAAGCTCGACACCGAGGAAGCCTCCTACGTCTCGGCGGGCGTGATCGCCTATCCAGGGAGCGACGTTGAGGGCGCACCCCAGAAGATCAGCGCGGTCTGTGGCAAGAAGGGCGGCACGACGACGTTCAGCGTGCGCCTCTACGACAAGACCCACGCTCTCGTGATCGCCAAGCAGACCAACCAGTCAAACAACTACCCAGAGCTTCTCGATCTCGGCGCGATCACAAACGTCCCCGAGGGACCGGCGATCTGGGAAGTTCAGGTCAAGAAGACCGCAGGCGACGCGGGCAAGGTCGTCACCGTCGCGTCCCTGGTCATGGAGTTCTAGCGTGAAGATCAAGCACTACGAGATTCACTGCGCGACCGAGGGCGTCTGGAAGGACTGGTATCTGCCCGAGGGCGATCCCGAGCCGACGACGTGCCCGACCGACTCCGCGCACTCGATCACCGCCGACTCCGCATCCCTTAAGGACACAACCGGACCAGACGAGATCCTCATCAAGAACGAGGATGGTTCAATCGTCCACCACCCAATGACGACGCGGAAGACGCCGATCTTCCAGCCCTCGATCATCGTCCCCGGCGACCTGTTCTACGGGGCTGGGGCGTTCGATGAGGTCACGGGTGACAAGAAGATCGGCGAGGGTCTTCGGATCAAGTTCAACACGAGCACCCCAGGCGATGTGGTCGTAGTCGAGGGACGCTTCTATCACTACGTCCGAATCCTGGGTGGAGTGATCCGCTCCTGGGCCTCGACGGTGGACGACGAACTGTCCCTAGAGGTCATCTTCCCAGCAAGCGCCCCCGCCAGCACCCCGGGGGTTGGCAACGTCGTGATCTCAGGCGGGGTCTTCGTCCCGATCCAGACTGGCGACGGGAGCCACACCGTTGACGGGACGACCCTGGAGGTCGGACACATCAACCAAGGTCTCTGCCCCGTCCCAGCCTCGGTCGAGGGGACAGGCTTCTGGAACTGGGATCCAGCCGCGACCCCCTCGATCACTCCCTCCTACGACATGACCGGGAACTACCACCTGATCCCGGCCGAGATCAGCGCGCTTCGCCAGGCGAACAAGTACCCCGTCGCGGATATGGACGTGACTCCTGCTGCTGGCATCCAAGGAAAAAAAGTGCTCCCTCACTGGGTCTGGAAGTTCACGCTGCTCAAGGGCCCAGACGCGGGCGACACGAAGTTCCGGGTCCTCCTCTACACGTCGAGGGCCACCACGAAGTAGGTGGCCTCTGTCGGCTTAGGACAACATCATCATGGGGGATAAGTCGGGCAAGCTGCGGAAGGCGACGGGAGTTCTACTGGCCTCCGCTGCGTTGACTCTGCTGTTCTGGGATGTCTTTGTCGCGTACAACGATGTCGCTGGTGACACCATCAGCGAGATCGTGCGGGACCTGAGTCACGCCTGGTGGTCGCTGCCGTTCGTCTTCGGGGTCATCACGGGTCACTTTTTCTGGAACCGGCCAAAGGATGAAATGCTCCCAAGGGACGAGCACATCAAGGTGTTCTTCACGCGCGTCGTCGGGCTGTCCTCGCTGGTCATCGGAAGGGACCTTCTGAACCTCGCCCACCCGCTTCCGGCATTCCCTTACGCCAATCTTGTGTTCGTCATCGCGGGTTTCTTCGTAGGGGCACGATGGTGGCCGCAACACCTCCCTGAGGTTGAGGAGTTGTCGTCACCGGATCAATAGCTACAATCGGACCAGGCGAAACGGTAGCCACTACGCTACCGGCGCTGGAGTACTTGTGAGCGACGTGCTTGGGTCATACGACCGTGGGCTTTGGCCTACGCGTTACACCGCTTGGGAGCGTACCTCGCTAAGCATCCAGTCTGCGCACGACCGCCGAAACATCCCACTCAAATGGTACTGGCGGCTCCTGACCGACGAGGACGAAGGCGGCGCGGCTCCAGACGACACCTATTTTGAGCACCAAGACATCTACCGCAAGTATGCCGGTCCTACCGGTATACATCTCTTTACAGATGACACTGCGAAGAGCAAAGGTCGCCAGCGAGGGACGACCGAGGTTGAGGGTGAGGTGCGCCTCAACATCAGTAGGGCGGAGTGCCAGCGGCTAGGGATGTTTTTCACGACCAAGGACGACCGCGAGGCGTCCTTGTCCGAGGAGGAGAAGGCCGGGCACGACGAAGGACCCTACGCGGCGAGCGAGCCGTTCTTCATCCCGCGCGCTGGGGACGTGTTCTTCTTCCGGCGCAAGATCCACCGCATCGCTCAATTCGAGCCGGACTATGAGCAGTCTCTAAGTCCCCAAGGGACAGTGATGGCGTGGAAGGGCACAGCGACACTGCTCCGCATGGACGCCACCTTCCCCGATGTCCTCAAGGCGCAACTCGTGCCCCCGACGAGCGACCCGGTGGTCCCGCGCGCCGGAAGGGATGACCCGTGGCACGGAGCGTAGCCCGAACCCGGGGAGGCGTCGAGGTCGTCAAGCGCACTGGGCCTGACGGAAAGGAACTCGTCGAGTCGTTCCACGCGAAGCTCTACGAAGAGCTTCACGCCGCAAGCCTGGTGCAACTCCGCGTCATCGCTGAAGAGGCCAGGGAGTTGATCATCGACCGCCTTTACAACGCGACACCGCAACGCCCCGGGGAGCGGCGCATACGTCGGCCAAACGCCCTTCGTCGTCCCGAGATCATGTTCGCTGAGCGGCGCCCGGCTCCGCTCGCGCGGCTCGCGGACCGCACCGTGCAAGACAAGGTCTCCGCCAAACAGGACGGGCGTAAGCTCATCCGAACTGGCGACTACACGTACGGCATCGAAGTCCGCAAGGGACAACGAGGAAACGTCGTTTACTACACCATCCGCCCCAAGCCAGGCAAGCACGCGGACTCCGAGCTAACGCACCGGGTCCTTGCGGCGATGCTAGAGTTCGGGACCAGCAAGATGCCAAAGCGCCCGCATTGGAATCCCGCGCTTCTGAAGACCAAGCAAGTGCTTGCGGAGCAGGGCGCGTACGTCCGCGCCGTCGCGCTCCGACAAGCTATCCGGGCGGTGCGCTGATGTACTACCCAGTGATGGACCCGCTCCGCGCCTTCTTTGCTCAAGCCCAGTGGGGCGGGCAGCCGGTCGTGACTGTCTTCGCGTCGCCAGATCGCGCGCACTCTGAAGCCGCGCGCACCTTCAAGCGCCGCATGCAGGGCAAGCTCACGCGGCAGCAGATCGAGGACTCACCGACGCCGGTTCCGTTCATGTCCATCTGGCGCTCGCATCCTGCCTACGACCCGGCGCGCGACAGCCGCGCCATCATCCGTGGCTTCAACCGGAACCTGAAGGCTGGCACCGCTGAGTCGATGCGTTTCCCGCGCCCCATGACCAGCGACATCCAAGTCGACCTATGGTGCGGCGAGGGCGGCAGTCAGATCGCTGAAGTCGTCACGGCACAAATTGAGACGCGCTTCCCCCATGAGAGCGTCTATCTTCCCATCGACTGGACGCAGGACCGGTGGTATAAGTCACCCTTCGACGTGTTTGAGCATGCGCGCACCTACGGGCGCACGCGAGGACACTTGACGCAGTCCGGCGGTTGGTCTGACAACACATCCCTTGAGTTTGCTCAGGGGAATAAAGAAGTTCGACTCTCTTGGTCAGGCCGCTGGGACTTCTATTTGCCATATCGGCCCAATGAAGGCAGGATCGTGCGAGACATCTCGCTCGACATCTTCGATGAGTTGACCGGCGACTTGCTTGAGACGCTGAACACAGGCGCAGAGGATTAACGATGGTTGCTCCCCAGATCAGGTTTCGGGTCACGGACCTCACGCTCTACAGCCCGCGCACGTCCAACGCTGTCATGGGCTGTCTCGGGCCTGCCACCAAGGGGCCGGTGAACCGCATCACCGACTTCACCGACGATGGCAACTTCGTCGCCCAGCACGGATCCCCCGCTGATCGGCTTTACGCCCAGCGCGCGTTTCTGCGCTACACCAAGCGCGGTGACCAGGGCAAGTTCCTCCGCATCGGTGGACCCAACCTGAGCGCGGCGACGCTCACGCTCTACGCGGATGACGGCGTCACTCCCATCCTCATCTTCACGGCGTTCAGCCAGGGCACCTGGGCGAACAGCGGCGGCCTCGCCATCGGAGTCACCCACAACGGGACGCAGGGCTACAACGTCCAGGTCTACGAAAAGGGCGAGGCGACCCCAGAACTCTATGTCGGCGTGGACAACGGGATCATCGCGTCTCGAATCAACAACGCATCGTCGCGCGTGGTCGTTCAGCTTGCACTCGGCGCTGGCGCGACCTTCCCCGCCGAGACGCTCAACGTGGTGACCGGCGCGCTCGACCCCAGGAACTTCTCTGGCGGAGACGACGGCGCGTTCGCCATGAGCGACAGCGAGTCCTCCTCGACGAGCGGCGTCGCTGGGCGACGTTTCTTCGGAAAGATGGACAGCGTAGCTGGGGCCCGCGTCTTCCTCCAGATCGTCTCCGTCGACGCGGCCCTCGCCGGACTAGACATCGCCCACAACACGCTTGGAAATGCGTGCGTTCCTGGCACCGTCACCATCCGCGCGCAGACGGGCGTCTCGACCTACGTCGAGCTTTCAGACGACGACGACCTTGCCTACGCCCCCGGCGGCGCTGGGGTCGGTCTGCTGACTGGGGCCGCAGGTGTCCTCGGCTACGTGGATTATCGAACTGGCGCTTTCGGCATCAACATCAACCCTAGCGCCTCGACGTTCTTCTCTGGTGGGAGCATCGACGCCATCTTCGTCAAGGCTGCCGTCGAGAGCATCGGCGCAACGGCTGCGGGACAAGATACCTACGCGGGCAACCTCTCGCGCTTCAAGCTCGCGCCCGGGTTTTTCAACGCGAACAAGCTCGTCATCACCGTCCCCATCGACGAGGTGTCCGGCCAGGCCGCGCTCGGGGCCGCAGGCGAGACCAGCGCGACCGCGACTCTCAAGACCCTCGCCGGGTGGATCGTCCCGGGCACCGTGGTCCTCACGCCGTCGCACGCGACCGACGCTGTGCCTCCCCCCATCTACGATGATGGCTTCGGCGGTTGGCGCTCGTCTCCCATCGGCCAACCTGGTGTTGCGGTTGCGGGCACTGTCGATTACCGCACCGGGCAGTGGAGCGCCCCGGCGTGGGATCCGATCGGTGGCGTCGTCTTCCCGGCCACCACGGCAGCGGACATCGGGGCGGAGTACGACATCCAACTGTTCAACATGGGTGGCGGCGCTGTCCCTGGGGGACTAAACGCCTACAAGGTGCAGACGGTCCAGCCCAGCGACGCGGGTGGTGACGCCAACGCCGCAGACGTGGATCCTGGCGCTGCGCGCATCGTTGCGCCGATCTCTCCCGGCCAGACCGTCATCACGATCAGCGACGTGGGCGGAAACCCCGAGACCTACTACGACGACGGCCTCGGCGGGTGGCTCACCGCGCCGCGCGGGTCCTCTCGCGCTCAGGCCGCGCTCGGCGGCGCCATCGACTACGCGACTGGCGCTTGGTCTATCACGGCGACGGCTGCCATCGCGGCGACGGCGAGCATCGGCGTCACCTACACGAGCACCCCGACCGATCAAGCCCGTAGGGCTCTCCGGGGAACGGGCCCACAGTTCGCCGCGAACGTCACTGCAAATGCTGCTGGTGTCGCCTTGGGACTTCCAACCGCAGCCAACGGCTACAACGGCCCCAACTACATCGACCACACGACGGGGGCCTTCGGGTTCGCGCTCAGTCTGATCGCTACCGGCAACCAGACCTTCAACGTCCGAGACAACGGCACCATCCAGGCTGCCTACCTCCCGGTCGCGGAGATCCTCGGCTTCGGTGATGGTGTGGAGACGGTCTTCACGGGCTCGCTCGCGCCTGCGCCCTTCCGGCGGCAGGACGATCGCCTCGTGGCTTTCCAGGGCGCGCAGACGGCTTCGGCCGCGAGCGGTGATCCACAGGTGGCCTTCGCTACGCTAGGCGTTGACGCCACGGCCGACCACTGGACGCAGAACGTCGCGGCGCCGACCGACCCGGACAACTTCCTCGACTACCGGGACGGGAGCGCCAGCATCCAATGGACTTCCGCCCCGATCCTCGACGAGGCTGTCTTCGTCGCGGCGGAGGAGGTAGTCATCCACTTCACCGCGCGCTACCCGGGTGACATCGGAAACGAGCGCGCGATCCTGGCGGACGGTCTGCACGTTTCGGTCAGCGCGGACCCGACGGTCACCGGGACGCTCCGGGCTCAGGTGCTGTTCGGGAACGCCGTCGTCATCGAGTCGTTCGGCCAAGCGACCACGGTGGACGAGCTTGTCTCGCTCATCAACGACCCGATCAACGGAAGCGAATACATCACTGCGTCCGCCACGGACGACGCTGGGATCCTCGACGCCGACATCACGGCTGAGCAACAGGTCGGCCTCAGCGGGGCGTTCACGAACGCGGATGTGATTGGCACGAAGGTCGGCTCGACCTACACGGGGCTCCAGGCGTTCCGCAATCACGAGGTGGTGCCCCTCGACTGGATGATGATTCCGGGTCAGTGGCACGCCCCGGTCATCAACGCCCTCCAAGCGTTCTGCGAGCGTCCCGGCCGGCGTTGCATCGGTATCATCCCGACGCCGGACACCGACGATGCTTTCGAGGTCCGCAACTTCGTCAATGGCGAGTGGACCGGTGGGCCTGGCTTCGCCTCCATCCCAGACATCCGCGTCCCGTTCCCGCCGTCCACTCTCGTGGACTCGCGCTTCCTCGCGCTCTTCGCGCCTTGGTTGACCTACCTGGACTCGTTCACCAACACGACCGTGAGCGAGCCGCCTGACGGCGACATGGCCGCCCTCGTGGCGAACACCGACAGCGTCGCGCATCCTTGGTTCCCCATCGCTGGTGGGCGCCGAGGCAAGGTGCTGGCGGACGGCGTCAAGTACTCGACCGAGCTAGCCGATCGAAACTTGGTCTACGGTCAGGTGGGGCAGCGCGCGGAGATCGTCAACAGCATCGTCGCGTTTGCCAATCGAGGACTCCAACTCGCCGGGCAGCGCACGGCGCAGCGCGCGAACACGTCGCTCAATCGGATCAACGTCCAGTGGACCTTGAACACCATCATCAACAAGCTCGACGCGGGCGCCCAAGACTTCGTCTTTGAGTTGAACGACACGCAACTCTGGCGTGAGATCAAGTCGTTCGTGGAGAACGTCCTCGGCCCGATCAAGGAACGTCGGGGTCTTCAGGACTTCCACGTCATCGTAGATCAGACGACTACGACCGCCGCCGACATCGACAACCTCACCGTCCGCGTGAAGATTTTCCTCAAGCCCGCACGCGCTACCGAGTACCTCGACTTCGACGTGATCCTCACCCCGACCGGCGCCGACTTCGCCGACGTGTCTGCCACCGGCTGATCGCCGACCAAGGAGCTAAACGATGCCTGTCAGTGATTACCGCTATGCCGGAACCGTCCTCGCGCAAGCGGGTGGAATCTGGAACATCCAGAAACAGAACATGGGGATGTTGGAACTCAACATCAACCAACTCATCCCTGGGGCCAAGGAGGCGTTGATCCTCTCGCTCCAAGCGTTCGCCATTCCGGGGCGCGGGATGGGGACGGCCGAACTCCCCTACCTCAATGGATCGTCCAAGTACGCGACGCGGCCTGAGGCGCAAGGGGACATCACCGCGACGTTCCGCGACTTCCCGCTCGCCCAGACGCGGCGCTTCCTATACCAATGGTTCTCGCTGGTCTACAACGAGGAGACCGGCCTCTCCCTCCCGATGGGCCTGGTCAAGACGACGGGTAGCCTCGTCCTCTTCCAGAGCGACGGGCAGGGTGAGCGGACGGCGCGCCTGGAAGGTCTCTGGCCGACGAAGATGCCAGACATCAACGTCGACTTCGCGACCGGCGACATCATGACGATGGAGATGAACTTCTCCTGCGACCGGGTGATCTGGGATCCGAACCTTCTCGCACCAGTCAACGCGTAGGAGGTCCCATGAGGACATTCAACCAGTACCTGTCAGAGTCCCGCCTGGCGCGGGTGTCCCGCCTCAACGAAGCCCGCCCGGCGCAGGTGTTCACCGACGCCGAGCTTCCTGTCATCAGGTTGTGGAACGGATACACCATCAGCACGTCTGCCAGAGATGGTCACGAAGTCGCAGTGTTCCGCGACGGCAAGGACGAACCCGTAGAGTTGGCTTACGGCTCCAAGGGTTTCGGTGAGATGCTGTTCAAGTTCTGGAAGCGCTGAGGAGGTCCCATGCGGACGTTCAACCAGTACCTAGCCGAGACCAGCACCCCGGATGAGGATTCTTGGGATTTTGGGCTACAGGCCGGTTGGGATTGGGAGACCGGGAAACTGAAGGGCTCAGAGGACCAGGTGAAGCGCGGGAAATGGCGAGAGTTTCAGAGACAGAAACCCGGCGCGACCCAGAAAGACTGGGCGGAGTTCGTCGACGGCTGGAGCGGTGGTCGGCGAAACGCCGATGACGCCTGGCGGGAAAACAGCAGATAGGTCCCATGAAGACATTTGAACAACACTACCTCGCCGAGGCCGAGGCCCCCGTGTCCGCCGACAAGGCAGCGAAGATCCTCAAGGACGGTAAGGTTCACGGGAAGCCGCTCTCGACCAAGCAGAAGGGCATGTTTGGCGCCATCGCTGGTGGCACGTTCAAGCCGTCGAAGCTCAAGGAGCGCCGCAGGTCATTTGAGGACTACCTCGATGAGCGCATGGCGCAGATCGGTGGAGACGACAGCGACGCCGTCACGAAAGAGATTGGCAAGGCGGTGGGTCGCTCTGGCATGCCATCGTCGATGAAGAACGACCGGCTGCTTGTGAACTACGCGGGCGAGGACTACGAAGTGATCGTCCGCAAGGCACGCCTTGTCCCGGGCCAGATGACGAGGACCAACTAACGGGGTAAGATCCCCGCAGACAATTTGAAGCGCACGGCTCAAAATGAGCCAGGAGGAGCAAAATGCTCACCGATGCAGCGTACGTCACGACACCGGGCGGGTGGGGTCAAGCCCACGGCGTTTGGGATCGTGCAGAGATCGAAACCTACCTTCAGGTCAGGTTCCAGAATGGTCCCGCGCAGACACGCGGGATCAACGGCGTTCAGCTTCTGGACGTATTGCAAGTATCCGCCGACTTCGTGCGGGCCATGCAACGCGCAGAGCCATCCCGTGACAGAGCGATGGTCATCACCAAGATCGACGAGGCTATGCTCTGGGAGCGCCGCCGGATCGAGAACACCAACACGCGCGAGGACGCCACGGCTAAGGCGCTCGGGGGGGACTACTGATGAGCCCGCAAGCAAATGCGGGTTCGCCCGCCTACGACAACCCAGACGGCCTTCCCGCCGGCCACCCCATGCGACAGCTTGCTGCCACCCTGGGGCTCTCGGAACCGAGCGCCTCGGGGCAAGCGCCACCCAACACGCCCCCTGGCACTACTGCCTTCAGGCAGTCTCCCGTAGCTCATCGAATCGAGCCCACGGGAGGAGACCGGAACACGGACTCACTCGCGCGGCCCTACACCCTCCCGAGTGGCGGGCTGCTCTACGGTGACCACAGCGGGCAGGTTCTCATCTCCCCGATGCGCGGAGAGCAGGAGGAAGTGCTCGCGGGTGCTGGTGGCGGCCTGTCCGCGACGCCGGCACTTCGTCACATCGTGACGCAGTGCCTCGACACGCGCGGCATTCCGCACGACCAACTCGCCCTAGAGGACTGGGCGTCGTGCTTGCTGCACATCCTCGCGTACAGCATGGGGGCCGACTTGCTCCCGCTGTATCCGCGTTGCCCAGCGTGCAAGGTGCAGTTCGACGGGAGTCGAAAGCTCTCCCAGGTCCCCCACCGAACGCTTCGGCGCTGCGGGCCAGGCGAGGCACCGACCTGGCCCCCAGAGACATCGCAGGACGAAGATGAGGACTTGCGCATCCTGCGAGAGATGGGCCTCGACGGCGCTGACGCCACAGCGGAGCAAGTCTTCTGTGCTGATGCGCTGGAAGAGCCCAGCCTGGTCACGCTCTCTAACGGGCAGACG